TACAAAGAACTTAAACAAATCAAACAGCAGAATCAAACGACTCAAACTGCAGCAGTAGAAAGCAAAGCTCAAGAACAAGCAATGAAGGCAGCTACAGTCGATGTTGGTGGTACTGGCGAGAGTAGCAGAAAAGTATATCGTCGAGCAGACCTAATTAAATTGAAACTTACCGACCCTAGTCGTTATGAAGCACTGCAGGATGAAATCCTAGCAGCATACGCCGAGGGAAGAGTTAAGTAATTTTAGACTTAATAATTAACAAAGGAAATTAATCATGGCAGCAGTCACATACCCCGGCGGTAGTACATCTATCGTTAACAAAACAGCAGCAGACAAGTTTATTCCAGAGATTTGGAGTGACGAAGTCATCGCTGCATACAAAGCTAATCTAGTATTGGCTAACCTAGTTCGCAAAATGTCTTTCAAAGGCAAAAAAGGCGACACTCTTCATATTCCTAAGCCAACTCGTGGCGTAGCTACTGCTAAAGCAGCTAACACTGCAGTTACTATTCAAGCGAATACAGAGAGCGAAGTACAAGTTTTAATCGACCAACACTTCGAGTATAGCCGTTTCATCGAGGACATCGTTGAAGTTCAAGCATTGTCTTCATTGCGTTCTTTCTACACTGAAGATGCTGGTTACGCTTTGGCTAAGAAAGTTGATGACTTGTTAATCGCTGGTGGTAAGTCTTATGGCGATGGCGATGCATCTGACTGGGTACACAGCAATGCGTACTTTATCGACGCAAGCACAGGTTTGACACTGTACGCTCTCGACACTGTAACAACATCTGACCTATTCACTGACGCTGGCTTCCGTAAGCTAATCCAGTTGATGGATGACGCTGATGTTCCAATGGATGGTCGTAAGTTTGCGATTCCTCCATCACTCCGCAATGCAATCATGGGCATTGACCGTTACAACTCCAGCGATTTCGTTGATGGTCGTGGCGTAAACAATGGTCAAATCGGTAAGTTGTATGGCATTGATGTTTATGTATCAAGCAATATGCCTGTTATCGAAACAGCCGCTGATAACTCAGTTGGTGATGCAATTAAAGCTGCACTCTTGTTCCACACAGACACAACCGTGTTTGCAGAGCAAGTTGGTGTTCGTTCACAAGTACAGTATAAGCAAGAATACTTGTCGACTCTTTATACCGCTGATACCCTCTTCGGTACTAAAGTAGTTCGCCCAGAAGCTGGCTTCGTACTCGCTGTAAACGCTTAATAGTAAACACTCAAGCTCCTTAGCTTCGGCTAGGGAGTTTGTTTAAGTGCATTCGTTGAGTGTATTTAAACAATTAAGGAGATTCTATAATGCCTTCCACTATCATCACCAAGAACAGCTCTACTGCTTCTGCAGTCCCCGGTTCCGGTTCGTTAACACAAGGTGAATTAGCAGTCAATGTAACCGATAAGAAACTCTATACCAAAGACTCTGGTGGTTCTGTTGTTACTTTAACAGATTCAATGGCTCGTCAAGCCTCAAGCAATGTAACAATCACTGGTGGTTCGATTACTGGTATTACAGACTTAGCAGTAGCAGATGGTGGTACAGGTGCATCTACGGCAGCGAACGCTAGAACAAACCTTAGTGCTGCTGCTAGTGGCGCAAACTCTGATATTACTTCTTTAACAGGACTTACTACTCCTTTATCCCAAGCACAAGGCGGTACTGGAACTACAACAGGTTATTACGGATTTAAAAACAGAATCATCAATGGTGCGATGGTGATTGACCAGCGAGGCGGTACTGTTACTGGAAACGATAGCGTGTATGGTTTAGATAGATGGAAAGCAAGCTGCGTTCCTGATGGTAAATTTACCATGCAACAATCGTCTACTGCACCAGTAGGGTTTATTAACTCTATGTTAGTTACATCAACTTCTGCTTATTCCGTTGCATCTTCCGATTTTATTGGCATAAGGCAAGATATTGAAGGACTAAATTGCACAGATTTAGGATGGGGAACTGCAGATGCTAAAACAGTTACTTTATCTTTTTGGGTGCGCAGTTCTTTAACTGGAACTTTTGGTGGTTCAATATTTAATAATGCTGGTAATAGGTCTTACCCATTCAGTTTTACTATTTCTTCTGCAAATACTTTTGAACAAAAGTCTGTAACCATTGCTGGTGATACCACAGGAACTTGGTTGACCACAAATGGTCGTGGGCTTTGTCTATTTTTTAATCTAGGCTCAGGTGCAACAAATAGCGGAACTACTGGTGCATGGGCTGGAACTTTTTATGCCGCACCCACAGGTGCAACATCCGTAGTCGGCACAAGCGGAGCAACATTCTACATTACTGGTGTGCAATTAGAGGTAGGCTCTACAGCTACTAGCTTTGATTACAGACCTTATGGAACTGAATTTGCTTTGTGTCAGCGGTATTTTTACAAAACACCAGATGACAAATCTTTCGTTGTTGCAGCAAGTTCATACAATTCATTTCAATTTAAGGTTTCTATGCGAGCATCTCCAACTGTTACAGTAACCCCAGTCGGCGGAGTAGCTTCTGATATTAATGCAAATACTGAAGGTTTTTATTGTACTAATACTGCTTTAGCTTCGGCTAGTGTAATAGCGAGTATTGAATTATGATATATAAACTAAACAAAAGTATTTTAACTGTCAACATTGATAATGTTATTCGCTTATCAGACAACGCATTTATCCCATTCGACCCAGCCAATACCGACTACGCAAACTTTAAGAAAGAAATCCTTGCTGACGAAGCCCAACTTCAAGATGCGGATGGGAACACGATGACAGCCGAACAAGCTAAAGCGTATGTAGCGAGCTTGCCATGACCGATTTGATTGACAAGAACGAGGCTGCCTTATCCGCGCATGAGGCAGTCTGTGCTGAACGCTATACAGGGATCAACGCTAGGCTAAAACGCTTAGAACAGATCCTAATGGGTTCTACTGCTTTTATTATTGCCATACTACTTTCTCTTGTTTTGAAATTAAATTAAGCCTATGAACTATGTCCGATCAATTTGGGTTTTTAGAGGGTGCAAAGTCATTTAGCGAAAGCGTAAAGACAGGAAAAGAAGCCGGTAAAGCTATCGGATCGTCTATCGAGGATGTCCAGAAAGAAGCAGCCTCGGTAGCACAACAAAAAGCCTTAGAACGCAGAAGGCAAATCAGAGAAGTAGAAGTAGTAAAAGAGCAGTATTTCAAACGAGCCATGATCCAATGGCAAAAACAAGAAGAAATCAGACTAAAAGAAGAACAGGTCAAGAAAGACTTTGTGAAACATCATGGTCAGAAAAGATGGTCAGAAGTAGAAAACATCAAGCTCAAGATTGAAAAACAGGAGAAAGAAATTGAAAATGAATTTAGAAAAGATTTGGCAGAAGTGCGTAGAGTTATGTATATGTGCTATGCGTTGGCTACAGTCATTGCCTGGTATCTTACTTGGGGTCATAAAGGGTAAATAATGTTTACACTAATCTCTACAGCTTTGTCCTTCCTAATGGGTGGACTACCTAAACTCTTAGACTTCTTTCAAGACAAGTCCGATAAAGCCCATGAACTAGAACTAGCCAAGATGCAAACGGAGAGAGAACTCCAAATGCTTGAAAGAGGCTACGCAGCACAGGCTAGGGTCGAGGAGATCCGTACAGACCAAATACAAATGCAGACTCAGGCACAAGAACGAACAGCGATGTACCAACACGATATAGAAATCGGTAAAGGTGCAAGCCAATGGATCATTAACCTACGAGCCTCTGTTCGCCCTGTCGTTACCTACCTATTTGTTTTCTTATTAATCATCGTAGACATTGCCTCTATCGCGTGGGCGTGGTCTAGCGGAGTAGCGTTTGCAGAAGCTATCCCGATGGTGTTTGATGCAGATGAGATGCAGATTCTTGCCTCTATTATTGCCTTTTGGTTCGGTACGCAAGCCTTTGCTAAGAAATGATTGACCATAAAGTCATTGAGATGATTAAGCACCATGAGGGGGTTAGAACTACCCCTTATCGGTGTCCAGCTTTACTTTGGACTGTAGGGATCGGAAGAGTTATTGATCCTAACCATATAAGGGTGAAACTTGAAGAACGAAAAAACTTACCAATCCCCGATGGGTGGAACAGAACTTTCTCTATGGCAGAAGTGGACAAAC